ATGAATATAGAAGCCGGGCGTGAGTCCGGCTTTTTTTATGTTCGTCCATCTTATTCGTCTGTCATTTTGACACGCAAAAAAAGCATGACCTAATAGAATAGATCATGCTCTTATTTCTTTTTTTACTTAAGTACGCAGGATGAGATTCCGAAAATGATAAATTTAAAATTTTTCGATACTGATTCTCAAAACGTTACAAAATACAGTTTTCCATATTTTATCCAAATAGTACACATTTATGTACTGTTTGATGTACCGTGTTATTGTATATTTTTTATTGTTTAGTTCTATATTCTTACCCAAAGAGCTTGGCAGGAACGACCGTTACGCCCGTAATACTTCCTCTCCTCCTTGCCATCACGAATCCCTATAGGTTCGCGAGTCACTTTTTACCTGAAGGAGTCTTAAGCCATATCAGAATACCTACTCCGATGATTGATCTCGCCAAAAAAACATTATCATGAAATCCATGTCACAACTCTTTCAGCCATTTCTTACCCGGTTTCGTGAATGTCCACAAGTATATGCCACCAACTATAACCACCCCGATGGCGAAAACAAAAATAAGCGCGTCCATTTTATTTTAATATTTTATTTGCCAGTAACGCTGACAATGTTGTTAATGCTATTCCTAATATTGATATGATCCACATTTTAATATCGTCTATGTTTGAGAACAAAGGTAATATTATCCCGATGACCATACCTGCGAAGCATAGTTTCGACAAGTCGAAGAAATATCCGGCCAGCTTCTCACGCCTAACCTTGTCTTTTTCCCTGCCTTCTCGCTTGTCCTCCTGTCTCTTCTCCCAATTTCCCATAACGGACGCAAGGTACAAAATATTCACATATTATACACTATATTTTGCCAATTCTAATAACCCCTTCTTGGATTTTCAATATCTCAGCGGCTTCTTTCTTGGCTATATCACTATCTATCACTTCTCGAATACCTATATAATCAAAATTGGAATTTAAATCTTTTTGAATGACGTTATTAAAATCATCATATAAACTGTAAACCCTCCCATTATGCTTGTAGTTCCCATTATCCGCTTTGTCTAACAATGCATAAACTGCATTAGATCTTCTCACACTTGTGCTTTTCTCATATAGTGTGAACTCATATTTGTCAAATAAAACCGTTAAGCTTCTATCGTAAAAATATTTGACTATTTCTTCATATCCTATGTCACTATCGATCCAAAAAATCTGAGGATGCGAATTCCTTAATACCTCCATATCCTTTATATAAGAAGAATCATTAAAAAGATCCCAGTCTCTTATAAGCTTATCCCTGTTTGCTCTCATTTGTCGGATAAGAGATTCGATCTTAAATTTTATATCCTCACAATGCTTGAAATCCTCCAATATACTAAAACCGACCATCGCCTCTATATATTCCTTATAAGCAGTGAAGTAATCATGGGTACTTAAATAAACCTCTCCTTGCATCAGGCATGCATATGCCTCGGTATAGATTTTAGACCGATTGTCTAGATCTTTTATTTCAGTCCTTATTCCTCTTTTAGTGTTTTCCATTTCAGTCTTAACTTTTGAAATCTCAGAATTTATTCCAGTCTTAACTTTCGATATTTTGACTGCAATTTGTTTATCCACATCTAAAATCTTATATCCGAACATTATAGCTAAAATTGCTATCAAAAAGGATAATATCCCAATGATCACTCCTATATAGTCAAATCCTAAATTCTCCGTTCTAGGATATTCCTTACACAGAAAATGTGTATTAAATCCTAAAATGATGGTATTTGCTATTAAAAAAAATGTATTTATGACCTTCTTCATGCTTGCGCAACATATTAATACTGTTCCATATCATTTATCTAATACCTGTATAACCTTGTCTTTTAACCCCATCTTAATGAACTCATCATCATCTACTTCGATTTCAACGATAACTTTAGTGGACTTTTTTTGTCTGTTCAATAAAGTTTGCAATCGATCTACCTCTTTCTTATAGAAATCAAGTTCACTATCACTTGTTATGGACAGTATTCCTTCATCTGTGTCATTGAATAGATATCCAACGTTTATTTCTAATACTTTAGCCAACGATTCAATAGTGCTAATTTTAGCATCTGCACCAGCTAATACATTGTCTAATGTAGTTCTAGATATACCACATCTCTCTGCAATTTGAACTTTGTTCAATTTACTTGAATTTATTAATTTGTTTAACCTTTTGATATTCATACGTTTATTTATTTATGTTTGCTAAAACTAAAATTATTAACAAATAATATGTTCATTAAACTTGTATGTATGTTCATTAGAAACTACATTTGCACCATAAAGTTAAACAGAAAACAAGAAAACGACAAAGAATATGGCAGAAGTTAATCAGACAGAAGCAAAAAGCCCGATCATGCCAATACTCAAAAAACTTGAGATCGGTGAATCGTACAGCTATCCTTGCGCAAGGATGAACGTGGTGAAATCGGTAGTGTGTCAAGTGCAAGTGACTACGGGGAAAGTTTTCAGGACTCGGTTGGAAAAACCGAGATTGGTGGTGACAAGGATTAAATAAACAAGAACATGGAAAAAGTCAATGTTATGTATTCTGCGGCCGAGGTACATGCCGATATATCGCTGTATGCTGCGGAATTTAAGAAAGAATGGGAGTCCTTCAGCGAAGAGGACGAAAAGGCGATATTAGCAAGAAGGAGATTGCTTACAATGGGATTCTCTTCGTCATCATCAATACACTCGTTAGACGCTCACATATACGGGGTATTGGATAAAAGGATATTTGATTGGTATCAGGAAAGATTTCCTAATTCCACCTCCTAAAGGTGGACGATTTTACGACCTTGCTCCAAAAATACAACTTGGTATGTAATCGTCACACTTGTTATCGTGGCGAGGTGTCGGAAAATACAATGGATGAGTTAGAGCACTTGAAAGGCAAACTGGAAATGCGCTCAAAAGAAAACACGTTCAGCAACGTATGTACGAACTATAATACCATATTGCGCGTGACGGAACGTCCTATGGATATTGGAGTCGTAGAGTACACTATCAATAAAGTCGAGTATCCAATTCGTTGCGATAGATTCCTGGAAAAAGCGGAGGGATGTGAGAAGGCCTTAAAAAGCTCCAATGTGCTTGACTACGAGATAAAAGACACGCTTGATAAGTCAAGAAGGTATTCTTTTTATCATGGAACCCCGATCGAAAACACAGATTTGTTTATCGCAGCTCCATTTCAAGAAATGGCCTGCTGTCGTCAAGCGCCCCTGAATAAAGATGTCAAGACAGATACACGCCCGCTCGTGTTCCAGCTATTCCCGTATGGGATTGTGATTTTTGGTATATGGGGAATGACATTAAATAAATGAAAAATCTAAAGTAGTAATGACCATGGCAAGGAAAAGGAAGATCTTAGTACCGCACGGGGCTATCAAGAGAATAGCCGCTGACACTGGGACATCGGCAGTATCGGTAAGGGCTGCGTTAAAGGGTATCACGGATTCTAGAAACGCGGATTTGGTAAGGGAGAGAGCCCTGAGATTTTATGGCGGTGTCTTATCAAACGTGGAGGGTTAGGCTATGAGTTTACTCGATGAAGTTTTAACGGAAGCCAAGAGACACCATGTAAGCATAACCTACGCCGCTCAAATGGCCGGGGTACATAGGCGAAACATTTACAATGCCAAGCTGCACGGGAGGACTGACATAGACCAGATGCTTCCTGCGGAACGGAAACACTTGATCGCCATACAGCGATTATGCAAGGAGCAGGAAAAAGAAAATCAAAGAATAAAAAGGCGTTATGGAAGTAAACGATAAAAGATACCAAACATTGCTATCACGGGCAGAAGCTCTTTTATTGGAGGCTAGATCCATTTACGCAGAGATATATTCCTTGCGTCCAGAAGTGGAGGCCGTAAATAGAAAGAGGCAGAGACTGGACCTCGAGAGAGAAATGAGAGGCAGATTGATCAAGTCCGCTAAAATTAAAGTAAGATAACTTTTGAATTATATATGAAAACTATCTCTCCCTCCTGTGAAGGCCGGAGAGAAAAAGGCCCTTTAGCTCAGCGGAACAGAGCGACGGTTTCCTAAACCGCAGGTCCCGGGTTTGAGTCCCAGGCGGGCTACTAAAAAGAGTTCTTTGACTTAGTGAATAAATCCTTATCCCCATAAGAGGATATACGTAAGAGATATAGGTATGGTGATAAGGTTATGATAGGCGAAGATACCGGGAGGGATGATGATCCCCGCTCCCGATGTAGTTTGATCGGTTCTGGTGTTGGAGTCTACATATTTAATAATGTATATACAAAGGTTAGATATTACGTCGTGTCAGTGAAGTACGGATATTTCCGTATCGGTGTCAAACTGTCTATCTAACGCATAAGATACACTCCCCTACCCGTCTATGATTCGGGTTCGAAACCGTTGGAGGTTGTGGGGGTGCGAATTCCCCCGGCTACCACAATTAAATCACATTGCTAATTATTATACACTTCTCAACCAAGACCTTAATATACCGCCGTGAGGCAGGAAAGAAAGAATTTTAGATGATTAAGAACTCGCCGGGGTGGGATTCCCCGGCAAACGGATGTATGGCGAAATTGGTAAACGCTACGCTCTATAATGGGGAAGGTCAAACCCTAGGCGAAGAGGTTGACAACTCTTTCCGGTTCGAGTCCGGATACATCCACAATCTTGTATCAATGAACGCACCACTCTATCCGAATCGAGGACGGATGTCGGGCCTGTCCGAAGATGGGAAAACCGATAGAGTAGCAGATAAAAATGGTATGGTAAATCCGAAATGAGTCCAAAGAGTATTTATCGAGGTGGAAGTTTCACGAAATCATGTGAAATGTGACGGTGATGACATGGCGGTTCATAATGTTGGCGGCCCGGAAAGACGGGCAAACGCTCCCTTAGCTCAGTTGGTTAGAGCGCAACACTCATAATGTTAGGGTCGCCGGTTCAAGCCCGGCAGGGAGCACGCTTCATCCCTAGCGGATGCTATTCAATCAATTATTTCACTAAAGTGCAACGCAGGTCTCCGTCCGTGAGGATATGAGACCTTTTCACATCAAGAAATTTAAATCAACAACATATGATAAAGAGAAACCAAGCATGGTTCTGGAAGATATTCCGGGCCATTAAAAGCATTACCATCTTTACTTTTAGGATGGTCTTAGCTACAATATTGGGACTGGCCTCAATAGTCGCAATCTTCGAATGGAATGAAAAACCTTCTCATATCCATTTACTGATATTTGGCATAGTATCAGTATTTGTTGTGATAAATCAAATCGTAATAATGACTTATGAGTCTGATAAGTGAATACCAAGGAAATATTGTATAAACAAAAATATATCACATGAGACTTACAATCAAAGAATTATCCCTTGTCAATTTCAGGGGATTAACAATCAGCATTTCGTTCTCGGCGAACACGCTTATATTGGGAATGAACGGAATCGGAAAAACTAGGGTTAACGACGCTTTCCTTTGGCTTTTATTCGGCAAGGACACGCAAGGGCGGCAAGACTACGAGATCAAGCCCCGGGATCAAGACATGAGAAACTCAAAGGTTTCCGTGCGAGGAATGTTCGATCTTGACGGGCAAGAATTAACGCTCGAGCGTATCTACTCGGAGAAGTGGACAAAGAAAAAAGGATCGGAAGAGGCCGATTTCTCCGGCAACGTCACCGAGTATTCCATCAACGGAGTGGCATGTAACGCCACGAACTTCAAGACCAAGATAAACTCCATCCTAGACGAGGACAGGTTCAAGCTTATCACTTCCTCCTCCTATTTCAACACCTTGAAATGGCAAGACAAGAGGAACCTTCTTATCCAAGCGGCCGGGGAGCCGAGCGAGGAAGAGATTATCGGGGACAACGAGGATTTCAAGAGGCTCCTATCCTATTGCACCGGCAAGACGATGGATGAGTACAGGAAAGAGATCGCCGCCAAGAAAAAGCCAATCAAGAAAGAGCTGGACGAGATCCCCGCCCGGATAGACGAGGTCAGACAAGGCATTATCGATAAGGACTGGACCACCTTGGAAGGCATAATCAAGGATCGGGAAACCATGATCGAGAAACTGGATAGGAGGATAGCGGACGAGAACCTACGGGTGCAAGAGGAGAACAAGGATGTCAACTCCAAGATACAAGCCCTATATAATGAGATCGCTTCCTTGGAAAGAAGAAAGATGGATATCGAGAACCGATATAAGGCCTCCTATCAAAAGGAGTCCAACGATCTCGAATCCCAAAAAGAGAGGACGAGGAGAGAGATAGCCGGCATAGAGGACGAGATCAATCAACTGGAAAAGGGTATAACGGACAATACCAAGGCCAAGGAAAGGGTATCCGACATATTGAGCAAATTGGGAGCGCAATACGAGGCGATCCTTTCCGGTAAGGTGGAAGGCGATAATCGCATATGCCCGACATGCGGACAGGAGTTCACGGAGAAATTCCTGCATGACCGCAAGGCCCACCTTTTGGAGGATATAAACAAGAAGGGAGAGGAAAACGATGCCCTTCTAAGGTCATATGACCAAATGATATCGGAGTACGAGAACAAGATAACCGCCCTTAATGCCAGACGCACGGAGCTATCCTCCAATCTTGATATTCTTGACAGGAGAGTTCTCAAGCACTTCGTATCAGCCTATACGGAAGACGAGGAGCGTAAGGATGTCATCAAGGATATAGACCAGAAAAAAGAGGATATAGACCTATTATCCGGATCGGTGGTGACATACAATGACCTGTCTCCCGTGAAAGACCAGATATTCAAGATCAGGAAAGAGATAGAGGAAATAAAGGGTGAGCTTTCCGGAAAGATACACTCCGACAAGGCCAAGGCCCGTGTGGATGAGCTGGAGACGAGGCAAAAGGATCTGGCCGTATCCTTGGCCCGGTACGAGAAAACGGAAATGATAGCGGACAGGTTCATACATAAGAAGATGGACATGATGGAGGAAAGGATCAACTCCTTATTCCGCATGGTCAAGTGGAAGATGTACGAGCCGCAAATAAACGGCGGAGAGAAGGAATGTTGCGAGTGCTATATAAATGGCGTTCCCTTCGGCGTGCAGAACACCGCCACCAAGGTAAACGCGGGATTGGACATAGCCTTGGCATTCTCTCGTATCTATGACGTTTACGCCCCAGTATTCCTAGATAACCGGGAGTCCGTCACGGAACTTATAGACACGGATACGCAAGTCATATCGCTGATAGTATCACCAGAACATAAAGAATTGACAATTAAAAACAAATGATATGAACACACCCGTATTAGCGGCGCAACCGCAAAACATGGCGATCAATCTTTTCGATCCCGCACAATTCGAGACAATGCAAAAGATATGCAAGATGTACGTGAACTCCGATCTGGTACCCGAATCGTATAGGGTAACGGACAAGAGGCCGGAGAGCAAGGCCGTGGCGAACTGCATGATAGCGGTAAGCATGGCGCAAAGGATGAACGCCGACCATATGATGGTCATGCAGAATCTCGATATCATACAAGGCCGTCCGTCATGGTCCGCTAAATTTCTCATCGCTACGGTCAACTCATGCGGGAGATTCTCCCCGTTAAGGTATAAGTTCACCAACCTAGGAAAGATCAAGAACGTGACGTATACCGACTATGAATGGAGGAACGGAAGGAGAGAGGCCGTGACAAAGACATTGAATATCGAGATCGACAATTGGGAATGTATAGCTTATTCCTCGGAGAAAGGCCGTGACGAGATATTGGAATCCACCCCTATCACCATGGAAATGGCGATAAAGGAAGGCTGGTATACCAAGTCGGGATCTAAATGGCAGACAATGCCTAGGCTGATGCTCCAATACCGGGCGGCTTCCTTCTGGCAAAGGGCGTACGCTCCGGAGATCAGCATGGGAATGATCACGCAGGAGGAGGCACGTGATATAGAGGACGTGGATTACATTGAGATCAATCCGGAAGACAAGCTGAAGGAGGAACTGGAAAAGGCTAACAAGGAAGAGTTCAAGTGCCAGCAAGAAGCGAAAGCGGCGAGCGATCCTTCTCCCGTCATGGAAGATCGGCCCGATCCCGGCAATCCCGAGCCACCCAAGGCACAATCATTTAATAACGCCTCCCAAGGCAAGCCAAACTGGATGAGAAGATGAGACTATACGTAGCGGGCAGTTCCTCCTCGGGGAACTGCTACCTATTATATGATGAGAGGGAGATTCTGATACTGGAATGCGGCGTACCTTTCAAGAACATCAACGGCCTCCCGTTCTTCGATCTGGAGAAGGTCGTTGGATGCGTGATATCGCATGAGCACGGCGATCACGCCGGAAGGATGAACGAGTTCCTTGATTACGGGGTAGATTGTTTGGCGTCATCCGGCACGATAAGCTCGTTATCTTTTACGAGCAAGCGCCTGCCATTGATGATAGAGGAAGGCGTTACCGTAATGGCCGGGGCCTTCTCCATAGTCCCTTTCAAGATAGCCCATGACGCCAATGAGCCTCTGGGTTTTCTCATAGACCATCCGGATACGGGGCCTATCCTGTTCGCCACGGACACGTACATGCTCTATTATCGGTTCCCGAATCTCAGGCACGTCATGATCGAGTGCAATTACGACAGGTCTATCCTAGACAGGAACGTAACGGAAGGGAGGATAAACAAGTCCAGACGAGACCGGACATTGCTATCCCATATGGAGCTAGGAACATGCGTGACAACCTTGGAGGCTAACGACCTCTCGGGGGTTGACAACATAATCCTGCTCCATTTGTCCGATGACAATAGTGACGAGGTCTTATTCAAGGAGAAAGTAAGCGAGGCTACCCAACGACCGACTTTCGTGGCGACACCGGGCTTGGACATAAACCTTACACGGCCATGGTCAAGATAGAGAAGACTGGGACGGACACGGATTTGACGGAGTTCCTTTGTGAGCTGGCCGGATATCCACCCGGTACTTACCAAGTGACGATATATCCCGTCGGAGATCTAAGATCCGGCGAGCAAAACAGGTATCTGTGGGGAGTGGTCTACCCTCTCCTGCTCGAGAGACTCAAAGATATAGGCTACGCTTATACGACTACCCAAGAAGTCCACGAGTTTTGCAAGAGGACGTTTTCTGATAGATACGTGAATTACCATTCCGGAGAGATCATAGACATCCCCGACTCCACCAAGGAAATGGACAGGAAGACTTTCGCCACATATTTACAGGTAATCAGGGAATGGTCGCTTAATTATATAGGTATTGAGATTCCAGACCCACAATACAAGAATAATGAAAGAACTGATATTATGCCTCAATGAGGCTTGCTCTAAAAAGCATTGCCTCTGTCATCAACGGCAAAAGCATTGGACAGACCCGTCTAAAAAAGATGGGGAAACTGTAAGGCCGGAATCGGCCTTACTTGACGGGAACACCCCTTGTAAGGGGTATGTCCCACAATTTGAAAGGAGAAAATATAACATTAAATATTAATGCATATGAGTATAGAGACTAAAAAAAATGAGATCAGGTATCAGACTTCGGATCCAAGGAGAATGTTGAATAAATATCTTACACGACATGTATGTAAGACATGGAAAGAGGACTTTATTGACGAGGATACCCAAGAGGCAGTCACTATCGAGCGAAACGAGGTGTTGTTTCAGAGGGGAACACTGATAGATCAAGATGTATTGGCGAAGATCCGGTTTTGCTATGATGCGGGGGATATCAAAGGCGACATTGAGGTCAGTAATCAGAAACGTTTAGGTTTCGAGATTCTCAATGAGTGCCTGTATCCTTATCTGGCACAGGTTTGCATTGATGAAAAGAGATACAAGTTCCTTTTTTACGCCACGGGTATAGAGCCAGCGAACGCATTACTGAAAGATTACATCGAGTTAAACTATAATTTCGGTTTCAGGATCACCATGATCAAGGAATTCGACAAATGCGTGATCCTCACTGATACGTTGAAAGAAAAGAAGACCGATGTGGAACCGTTAGAGATACCAGAAAACGCCCCTGAGGATAATCCGGACACGATGGAGGACGAGGAGCCAAAAGATGATAATCGAAAATTCTATCAGATTGAGACGAAAATAATGTACGGAGAGGTCGAGTCATCTGGAACCTTCGTGGTAAACACTTATAATGTGGAGCGGGCGATGATGCTCATCAACGCCTATCTCAAGAAACAGGAGGACGATCATGAAAGAGAGGCCAAGGAAAAGGGATGGACGTTCGAGAGAAAAGAGATTCATCCCACAATAGAGGCCGCCAAGCCAATATCCATAGGAAGATTTATTCCCAAGGAGTTCTCTTTAGCTTACAAATGATTCGTGTTTTTCATGGTATTAGATTTGGGTTAGAATGATTATCCCTGCCGTCCGTGAGGATATGCGGGGATTTCGGGCGATAAGTATTCCGGGATGAAACGTTACGGAGTGCGCATGACGTAAAGAGGCCGGTTCGATCCCGGCACCGTCCACGAATAACAAACATATAATTATGGAAACAATACAGAATTTAGATCACTTGACAATGGCCATGCACCTTATCACCGCGATACTAGGACTGATCGCATTGATCTTGGCCATATTCTTACTAATAAACAATAAAGAAAGGAGGAATCCGTGGGAAAGAAAAAACATGATTTAGTGATAGCCGTTGACCCGGACATAGATAAATCCGGTATATGCGTACTGTCTCCTTCAACGAGACAGCTAATTCTAAAGAGCCTCCCCTTCCCTGTGTTGGTCGATTTCATAAAGGAGGCAAGAGAGAGATACAAGGAGGTAGACATAGTGGTCATTGTCGAGGCCGGATGGCTTAACGAAAAAAGCAACTTCCATAAATCGAGGGGTAAATCCGGAGAGAGGATAGCCAAGTATGTAGGTCGTAACCAGCAAACCGGGATATTGCTTCTCCAGATGTGCGAGCACATAGGGATTCCCAGCGAGGAGGTCAAGCCTTTGACCAAGCATTGGAAAGGAGACGAGGGCAAGATAACCCATGAGGAACTCTCCTACATAGTCGGTCCCTTGCCTAAGAGAACGAACCAAGACCAACGTGACGCTACGATTCTGGCTTGGTGGTACGCCGATCTCCCAATCAAAATAAAGACTTGGTGATATGGCGAAGAAGAAAGACGAGCAAGAAAAGGTGAAATGTGGCGATTGCGCCAACGGACATCCTCACAAGGGGCTATGCGTTTGGTGCATCATACATGACGCTGGACGGGTAGCTAACTCCACTAGATTTTGTAACACTTTTAAAAAGAGAAGATAATATGGAACAAGAGAAATTTGATTTATGGTGCGTGGTCGAGTTATTCGGCCATTCAAGGATAGCGGGAAGATGTACGGAACAGAACGTGGCCGGTACCAATATGCTTCGGATAGACGTTCCGGATACAAGTAACCAGCCCGGTTTTACCCGCTTTTTCTCATCGGGGGCCATATACGCCATAAATCCTGTCTCCGAGGAAGTGGCAAGGCAAATGGCGGAGAACCTGCAAATACAACCTGTAAACATATGGGATGTAAACCACCTTGTAGACCAGAAACTAAAGTCCTTGCAGGGCGGCGAGTCTCCGGATTTTGATTTTTAATAAAAGAGTAGTATGGCAAAAACCGGATTCTCCTTCTATCGGGCAGATACAGACAGGTTCCAAGATCTTAGGATCAAGAAACTTAGGAAATATTTCAAAAGTAATGGATTTTGTGTTTTCGAATTCGTTGTTAATGAGATATATAAAACTAATAACTGTTTTATTGTTAAAGATGAAACTTTAATTTTTAATATTGCTGAATATTGGGATATAAAAGAGGATTTAATAGACCATATTATTATATTTTGTTGTAATGTAGGACTGTTTGATAAGAAT